GTAATAGCATCTACTACTGAAGTAAACTCATTCTGATTATAAGTTCTGCTTGGATATGGCTTGCTCCAATTTGTAAATAGTGAAGTTAGTGTGGCACTTAATGACTGCTCTGTTGCACTAAAAGTATCAATAATCCCCTCAAATAGTATGTACTGGTCTTTAGATAGTCCTGAGATATCTAGCTTAGGATAAGTATCTAAGTTATCTCCATAGCCATATTCGTATGTTTCGCTATCTATAACATCACTTGCTGGTGTATAAATAACTCTTTCAATCTTGCATTTATTGTTTCGCCACTCACTTGATAAAGCTTCAGTTGTTAAAGCTCCTGATACATTGTCTATTGATAGATTAATACTATCAGACTGCATTGAGCCGTCCTCTGAAAGTTTATCAAAAGTAATAGCTAGTGGTGTGTATTCTACCCCTCCATCATTTACGAATATGTCGTGGTCTGTAAACCTCAATGTTTCTTTAAAAGTCCCATCAAGATTATACATATCAAACTCGAATAAATGAAGTATTGCTATAGCATCATTGTTTCTTGCATTGTTAGTTATCGTTTTACTCATTATATCCAGTAGTCCTCTTCTATATAATTGTTGCTATCTTCCATATAATCGCCTATGTAGATAAAGCCTAAACCCTTGAAGTCAAAAGTTGCTTTAACCACACCACTAACTTCACTTGATTGGTTAAGTGTTGTTATTCTTACTATCCCTGAGTAAAGACCTTCAGCTCCCAAATGGACTGCCATATCTATTCCTACTCCTGTCAGTAGAGAGTTCATCAGTACTTGTTCTGCACTGTTTCCTGCTTGAAAATAACAGTCTAACTGTCCTGACCAAGACTTTCTTCCTGCTTGTTTCTTATTCCAAGAACTCCCAAAAGTAGTGACATTGAAAGTCTCCTGCTTAATGTCTAGCTTATAAGTTTTAACATTTCCTAGGTTTGTCCCATTAAATCTTACTCTAGCATCTCTTCCTCGTATTGCCATATTATCTCACCTCTATAAAATCTGCTGTTGATTGATATAAACCATCAAGTCTTCTTTGATATTTGAAGCTGTCCTGCATAAATTTAGCATTAATCTTAGTGTATATACCATCATCAACCAATAAGTGTGTGGCTGGGTTAGGAAAATCTGAAGCTTCATTTATTAAAAAATCACTATTGATATAATCATCTACATTCTCTAAATACAACCCACTTAAATATAACTGTAAAGTATAATATTCGTGTGGTACATAACCCCTATCAGGTATTCCAAACTCTCCCATTATACCACTCTTTTTCCTATAGAAAGTTAATAGCTTAATAAAATCAGTTTCTTCTAGTAACCAAGTCATAGTCCAAGCTCTTTTAAGTCCCTTGTCTTTTATGTGTCTTCCACTAATACCGATATTGCTCATTATTGACTGATTAGAGTACTTGTAGCTTACTTGATTTGGTTGTGCATCTTCCAATACATCTATAAAGCTTTCATCTGTTGTAGTCGTTGCTGTGTAGCTACTAGACTGAGAAAATAAGTCTTGGTATGCACTAAAGTTAAAAAACACACTACTCAGTAAAGTTATTCTTCCACTTAGTATTTGTGGCTTTTTAGCATCTGCTGTGAACTGAAAGTCTTTAAATATAAATACCTCAGCATCATTAGTCATTAGTTGACTTCTTTTGTCTATACTGTTATCGAATAAACATTTGAAAGTATTAGCAAAATTAGATTCATAAACACTTCTCAATGATTCATATTTAACTAGAGTGATGTTTGAATATGTCAAAGTTATGTCAAATGATGGTATTGAACCGCCTACAACTCTTTGTTCTTTACCGCTATCAAAAGTCATAGCTGAACCAGTCTTTACTGTTTCCTCTATGTCAAAATGTGAGTGATTGTCTAATAGTATTGAAGTTAAATCATTCATCTAAACTACTTGTTTAATTGTTTGTCTTACTGAGCCATTAGTAGCCAAAGACCTGTTGATAATATTCTCAATCGTTTGTCTATTTCCTACAAGGTAGTTGTTGAAACTAGCACTATCAATTGCAGTTACTTCAAACTTTATCTCAGCTGTTGTTTGTTGAACTGTTTGCCCACCAACAGTCTGACCTGCATTCATAGCTGCGATAGCACCTCTGTTTCTTGAAGCCCCTGCCCTATTCACAACAGCTTCTCCAACTTGTAGTTTAGCTATTCTTTCATCTTGTCTTAATGACCCTGAATGATGACTTGGTAGTGAACCACCAATATAACCACCAGAGTGTTTAACTTCAGGTGTACCACCATGGAAGAACCCCATACCTGTCATAGCTTGCATAACTCTCATTTTCACCATCATAGCTACAATAGACCTTGTTAAGTCAGAGAAGTTAGCTTTACCACCCATAACCATGTTAGTTATAGAGTCACCAATACCATCCATAGCAGATTTTGTGATGTCTTTCATTCTAGTAGCTGACTCACCCCAGTGATCAGCTACTTCTTTGTAGCCTTCTTTCATGCCATCAAGTTCAGTTTTGATTTTATCACCTACAGTACCCGTAGTGTCCTCAAGTACCATTACTAAGTCATCTAAGTCGGCATTAAGTTTTTCTATCTCTGCTTGTTGCTCAGGAGTGTAGTATAACTGCTTCTCTACATTAAAATCAAGACTCCCAGCTTCTGCTTTTCTTGGGTATTCCACATCTTTATATTTTGGTTTAAAGCCCTCTAGTAAAGAACTAATTTCTGCTATTTTACTTTTTACATCTCCTTGTGAGATGTTTACAAGGTCTTCTAACTTGATAGGTTTATACTCAGCCATGTCTTGCATATGAAGAAGCTCTGCTGCCTCATCTGTTATATCCATTAGAGTATCAGAGAAACTATCTCCTAACCCTATAAGAGAATCCACCTGTTTATCTACCCACTTTTTAAAGTCTGCATTAGTTAGATAAGCAACACTCATTGCTAAACCTGCTAGTGCTTGTATTGCCCCAGTTACCGATTTAGTAAGTAAAGTTGTTACAACTTTTGCTAAACCTACAGACCCTGCAAATAACCTCATAGATGTTGCAGAAGCCAGAGATATAACTTTGATAAGTGTAAGAGAAGCAAAAGTAAGCCCTAGAACTGTTATTAAACCTCTTAAATCTGACGCTAAAACTGTTATTTTCTCACCTAAAATAGGAATATATTTTGTAGCTAAAGCTTTAACTGACCTAGTGAAAACACCTATCGAACTCTTTCTCCACATCTCTTCAAGACCTGCAAGAGCTTTTTTAGTTCCCTCAGAAGACTCTTCTAAACCAGACAAAGTATCCCACAACATTCGGAAAGACACTGAAGCTCCCATAGCTGCAATACTTATAGTATTCACTACTTCAGTAAGACCTTTCAGCACCCCTGTTGTTTGTAAGAAAAGTAATACAGCATCTTTACTGTCTACAAAAGCATTTACCATTCTTTGTAATTGTGCTGTAACACTTCTAGCTGCTATTGCTACTTTAGACCCGAACTCTTTCTCATAAGCATCAGCTAACTTAGGCAGTAAGTCTTCGGCTAGTATTTTACCTGCTTCTACCTGTTTCATAAGTTCTTGTGTTGTCATATTCATTGCTTTTGCTGCTAAAGGCATAGCTTTAGGTAAAGAATCTCCTAATTGATTCTTTAACTCTTCCATAGATACAACACCCTTAGATGCCATCTGGTAAAGTGACCTAAATACTCTTTCAGTATCTAAAGCTGATAGTTTCATAGCGGCTGAAGCTCTTGTGAACTTCATAAACACATCATTAAGTGCTTCTTGACTAAGTGTACCACCATCTGCTGCTGCTTTAAATTTAGAGTAAGAATCTAGTAATACTTGAAAGTTTATACCTAAACTGTCTGCTGTCTTTCTAAGTTCTTTAAACTTCCTGTCTGCTGCATCAGCACTACCTTCAACAACCTCAAGTCTTGTTCTTAAAGCATCAAGTTTCGTAGCAGCCGATACAGCTGCTGTAGCAATACCAGCTGATGCTGCTGCCCTACCTATACTATCCCAAGAAGATGCGATAGATTTTGAAGACTGTGCTGTAGTCTTATCTAAGTTCTTTACTGACTGTTCAACACCTTTAATCTTTTTAGCAGATTGTACAGCTCCGTTAGCTCTTATGTCTATATATACTTGTTCTGTAGCCATTAGTTTTGTTCCTCTTCTTCTGGGTTCATAGAACCGAATACATCTACAGTCATCATATAAGATACTTCACTAGCTACTTGTACTGGTAATAGACTAACTGTTTTAAAGTGTTCTGGGTTAGTGTGTGAGTATATTCTATCGCCTTTTTTATCTAGTGCTTTCTCTAAGATAGTATGTATAGGTGTTAAATTGTCTTGTTTCTCATGTTTAACTACTTTACTACCATCATCATTAAATGTAGTAACTGTTTTAATACACATTTGTTCAACTCTTGTTTTCTCTAACAATGTCATATACCTGAAGTAATAAACAAATTTCTTATTGTTTATCTCAAATTCTATGTTCTGTAGACTGTCTTGAGCCTTTAACAGCTCAACTAATAAATTATTATCACCCATTCATATACTCCTTAATAATCTTAATAATACCTACCACCTAAGTGATAGATACTATAAAACTATGCGATAGTTAAAGCACCAGTACCTTCAAAGTTGAAAGTAACTTCCACAATTCCTGAAACATCAGAAGAAGCAGCTTGACTAGTAATAGTCGCATTACCTGAATACTTATCGTATGAACCAGTTCCTGCACCAAGCATTAATTCTAATGCTACAGTACTTCCACCAGTTAAACCAGTTTGTAAAGCACCTTCAGCTGTACCACTTGCATCAAAGATACAAACAATTGAACCTGACCATGATTTTAATGTTGCTGTACTTTCTTTCCATCCGTTAGAACCGAAATCTGTAGTTTCTGCAGTCTCTTGACTAATGTCTAATGACCATGATTTTGCGTTACCCATTGCACCTGATGCAACTGTAACTGAACCTGAATGACCTGTAATTGCCATGTTAATCTCCTATGTTAAATATAAATGTTATTAAATAACCACGCTCTTGCTTCTCTATTGAAGCCTGACCAGTTACCACCTCTGTCTCATCTCTTAATTCTGCTAAAATATCTTGTACTTTAGAAATATCAAAAGCTTTTGAATCTAAGAAAAGTTCATAAGTCTTAGTAGTAGAAAAGATAACTGTATCGAAAGTTGATAATTCATCATCAACCTCCACAACTATCTCTGCTTCTCTAAATTGTTTGTTATTCAGAGTATCATTAAGTGTGTACTTATAGCCTTTAGCTTTTAAGTACTTAATCATCTGCTGAACCCTATCTGACTTAACTCTTGGTTTTGCTCACTTGTACTAATTGACCCATCTTCATTGCTATCGTAGTTAGCTGTAAGATTATTCATCTCAGCTGTATACATAGCCATGAACTCTTCATAGTTAATATGATAAGTGTCATTAGTGTCAGCATCTTGTCTTTTAGCAAAACAGATGTGTGCTAGTGTTCTATTTAGGTGAAGTTCTTTTAACTGACTTGTAGTTAAGAAGTTATCAATGTCTAAACCTTTATTTCTTAGGTCGTTAGTCATAACAGCTTCTGCTCTTAAAGCAGCTGGGGTGAATGACTTCAATACAATAGCAAACATAGTAGTATTATCTACTGCGTCTGTTAAAGCATCAAAAGTGAATGTTCCAGTACTACTACTAGTATAATCAGTAATAATTCTGTCAACACCTGCATTTGCTCCGTTTAAGAAACAAATATAAGCACCTTCAAGTTCTTCTTCATCTAAACCCTTACAAGCTAAACTCTCAACTGTTGTAGTAGACCCATCATTGGCTTTCTCTATAAAGTCAGTAATGATTGGTAAACCTAGTACAATCTCAGCATTAGTAAGTGTAAGTGCCATTAGATGTCCTTTTTAGCTTTTCTCTTCTTAGGAGCTTTGATTTCAAATAAGTTACTTGCTTTAGCTTGGTTAAGGTCAGAGGCTTTAATCTCTAACTCTTTACCAGCTTCGCACTCGTACTTATTCTCGTTACAAGACCAAGTAGTCGTTTTAAGTGCTAAAGCTTTCATTATTAACAACCAGTGATTTCTTGTACTGCGTTTCCGTCTAAGATTCCGTAGTTATAGATTCCAAACCAACCATAATGTCTAGTTCTTCCTAAATTATCAGTACCTTCAACGATAGTAATATCTGGCTCAACTGCTACTGCTTTTGCAACTGCATCTTGACCGAAACATACTACATTACCAGCAGTTACTTGTGGGTGAGAAACGATTACAAAACCTTCTAATTCACCAACAACACCAGATAGTGCTTTTTCAGAGTCAGTATATTGAACGATTGTGTTGAATCCAGATTTAATATCAGAGATTTGTGCAGGATTAACTAGTGCAACATATCTTGAACCAAATTTACCAATAGAATCAATTTCTAAAGCTTCAAATGCAGCTCTTAAATCTAAGTTAGATAAAGTACCAGCAGTACCAGCAGCAGTTGAGTTAGAAGCACCTTCTAAAGCACCAATGAATTGCTTAGACTGAGTCTCAGGCATGTTTCTACCAATTAATTTAGCTGCACCCATATCTGCTTTACCAGCAGTTGAACTGTTTGCTAATCTTGAAGTAGTAATTACATTTCCAAATTCTTCTGGAGTAATTGTAACTTTAGAGTCAGCCATTGCAACAGCAGTTGCTTCAGTACCATCAGTTAAAGCAGTAGTTGCTTCAGATAAACCATTGTAGTAAGTAAATTCTACAGCTGCACCATTTACAGATACACCCTCAGTTACGAAGTTGTCTAAACCTAAGTAAGCTTCACCAGAAACTCTTACTGCTGCATCAAAGATAGTTACTTGACTATCGTTAAGTGTTGTTTTTAAAGTATTTGCCATTATTTATTCCTTTTATAGCGTTTGTTGTAATTTAACAAGCTCTTTAAATGATAAACCTTCGTAGTTAGTACTAGCTGGGTCTGTCTTATTAGAACTTGTATCAGTTTTAGGAGCTGTTTTAGNCCCACCTTGTAGTACAGGGTTAGATTCTAGTAATGTTTCCACACTAAAGTCTTCATTCCCTGACTGTTGATTGTAAAGGTACTCAAAATATTGAACATCCTTAATACCATGTTGAGCAGCTAAAGAATTAATATGGCCTTGCTTCTTAGCTTTATCAGCCTCTGTTGCAAGTCTATCTCTATCTGCTACTATTGCTTCTAGTTGCTCATTAGCTTTATCAAGCTCAGTCTTCTTAGCATCATCAAGTGTCTTCTGTGCGTCAATAGTCTGCTTTAAACTATCTACCGAGTCTACTCCTAATTCTTCTAATAACTTTGCTTTTGCTGCTTCAGCACCTTTAGCGTATTTCTTGTCTATAAGAGCATTTAATGCTTCTTGTGACATTTCCACCGATTTGGGAGCTGGTGTATTCTCATTACCACTATTTGGTTGGTCAGTGTTTCCCATTGGAACTTCCTTATATAAAGTAGGTAGTAATTTCTTACTGAAGTAATTATATCATAAAACTTAAAACAATTTAAGATATAATTAAGTTATATTACAATACAATTACTTACTTACTTGACAGTTACTTTGACTAACTAGATATAAGCATCATGTTTCTCCTTCACACAAGAAACAAAAATAAGACAGAAGGTTACTACCTTTTCTCTCTGTCTTATTTTGTATATTTCCTAATAACTTTTAAAACTTCCCTACGCATAAGGTTCTTTTCCACTTTATTAACACGCATAAAATCACGACCATAATCAAAAGTATTTCTTGCTGCTTTAGTATCACCAAGTCCTTGAAAGAATATCCTTGAGCCTAAACCATCTGCATGTCTTCGCCAAACCATCTGCCTCATCATCTTACCTGAGTAAACAAAACGCTCTTTAAGACCTTTAGAATCTTTATGCCTTTTGTAAGCTGGTGTATACTCTTTAAAAGATGCTCCTGTGTGACTTACATTGTCTTTAACACGAGCTTTAACAGATTGCATCACCTGTGTAGTAGAACGAGCAACAGCTGTCTTAACATCTCTAACTATATACTTAGACATCCTGTCAAGAAACTTCTTGCTCCTCTTTGTTTTAATAGTCATTATTTACAAACCCCTGAAGCTTTCTTATAACCATTTTTAATAGCCTCTTCTTCACTAATAGGAAATAAACCATGTCTACAGTTATATCTTCTCTTAGGATTAAGCTCAATGGCTATCTTCTGGTCATATGTGAAGTAACCTGCCTGATTTAGTACACACTTACAGAAATCTCTAGTCTTATTATCAACATCTATACCATCATAAATCCAAACATCGTTCTTCTTAGCTCTTTCGTTAAGTAGTAGCTGTCTATAATCATTAATAGCTGTCGATACATATGTCTTAGCATAGCTTTTGTATCTTGAGCCTTGTAGGTCTTTAGCCATTGCTTTAACAAGGTCCTGCTGAGTAATACCAACCATTATGTGTTTATAAAGACCTTGCTTTAGTTTCAGACCAGCATCAATACCTATTTTCTCTAATTCTTTAAGCTGAAGCTGTTTTAATAGCTTTAATTTAGTCTTATCAACTGAGCCTTTAGCTATATCTCTAGCAGACTTATCAATCAGGTCTAATTTAACCACATAATCCTCTAATAACTCATAGAAACCAGCTTTTTGTAGTAATCTTGACCACCTAGAATCCCATTTAGTTAATGTAGTAGAAGTAAGAAGAAGAATCTCAGCACTTGCTAATAGATAGGCAATAGTGAAGATTTCTTCTAATCTGTCTTCAAATTCATCAGTAAGAGCTTCCATCTCCTCCTGATTTCTATCAAATAACTCCATAATTAGTCTTCTATATCGGTTTTAATCTCTATAGAACCTAATTTATTAAGCATATCATTCCTGATTTTAATATTCTCTTCCCAAATACCTTTAGCTTTGTCTAAAGGAATATTTTTGTCTTTAGAAATAATTTCAATCGGGTTTGTAAGACCTAAATCAACTGACCTTGTGTAAGCATTCAGTTTCTCTTCGTCTCTTTCTTGATAAGCTATCGGATTGAAAGCAATAATAAAGCCATCTTGGAAGTTATTTCCGTACATATTACCTATTTTAGTAATCAGGGCGTTCAATTCTCTCTCATATAAGACAAAGTCTTTCTGATTCTCTCTAGTAATGTTATCTAAAGACTGATTTTCCATCTTTAAAGCAAAACCTGTAGATACCTGACTAGTCATCTTAAATTGTGCTGGTGATATGTTGTAGTTTATAGCAATTTTACTGATTGAAGCATCTAAAACACCTGCTAATTCGTCTAAATTCGCTTGTAAGTCTAATAACTGGAAGTTCACATCTGTTCCAGACACTGTAATAGCTGAACTAGGGTCTAACATCTGACCATCAATCTCACCAACATTCTGTCCTACAACTACAATCTGTTTAAACGACTGCCATTTAATCAGGTAATTCTTGAATGTGTTATAAATAGAGTTATCTAATGTTGTTTCTACTAAATCTGTCCCTGAATGCTCATCGAAGAATGTACCATCTCTAAAACCTTTTTGCATAAAGATAAATGGTAAGAAACCAAAGGGGTTAACATCGTCATCATTCAGTGAATCTTTCTCATACGAACCATCTGTCGCATATTCTCTATAATAATGTTCTGTTTCTGACCAATATGCCCACTTTGTCTTACCTTTTTCTAGGTTTTCTACAAAATACTCTACTGATTTAGGGTCACCAAACTCATCAAGCTCTACTCTAGTCTTATGAGGGTATCTAAATATCATTTTGGGTCTATTATTAGCTTCATCCCACACAACCTGAACTACTAGGTCGTTTAGAGCATTTAGATACTTATTCGCCTGTGTCATAAACTGGTCAATTCTTAAATCATCATAGTAGTCAGCTACTGTCTGGTCATTTATTTCTCTAACGACACCATTAGTATAAACCTTAGATGTTTTATCAATAATAGATCTAAATACATTATTAGTCATGTCTAATTGCTTATCCATACCAATCAGTGCTGCTTTATCATAAATATCTTCTAGCCGTGCCTTAGCTTGATACCTATAATTACCTTGATACATGTTGTATCTATCTTTGAACTTCTGTTCTCTACTAACTGCTGATGAGTTAGCTTTTCTTGCATCTTTTAAATTTACTGTTGCCACTTTTTATCCTTATCCAAAACTCAGTGATTGTCTTGCTACTCTTTGTTCAATTATACCAAAAACTCTAACCAGAAAATAACCCATAGAGTCACTCCAGTCGTCATTTGTCGAAGCCCCTGCAAATTTCTCAGGTTGTCCTGAAGAATCATATGCCTGCTGTTCTAAAGCTCTTGCCACATTCGGACACTGCTTATGATTAACCTTAAATCTGTTTTTCTGAAGTAGTAGGTTCACAGCATTAACTCTGTCTGCTACTTTACCGTTTCTTTTGGGAGCATTGATATTTAGTCCTGACCTTTGAAGCAGTTCTATATCACTCATTGAGGCATTCGTCTTCCCCTGATAACCTGAAGCATCTGGATACATAGTAATGTTCGAGTGCCTAGGGTATCTTAGTTTTATCTGCTCTATTATATCATAAGTATCAGCAGATGTGAACTCATCCACAAGTATAGGATTGTTATCCTCTATCACGAACACTG